GATGACGACACTTACTGCCGCAACACTGACCGTAACAGTTACGGAAAGTATATCGCTCAACGGTAAAGACCAAGGAGCAACAAATTCATTTACTGTAGCCAGTATAAATGAAGTATATAAACATATAGCAACAGCTACAACTACAGCAACCACTTTTCTTAAGTTTGGTACTGCTGCTTCAGCAGGAACGCTTATTAGAGCAGATGTATCATATTTAAGACTTACTAATTTAGATGACACTAATTTTGTTACTGTTGGCTTATCAGATGATAGTGCAGATACTGCTTATTTTAAATTAGAAAAAGGACAAAGTATAATAATTGGTGGAACAGATGAAGGACCCCAAGTAGATATACATGCTACAGCTGGAGCTTTTGCAGCTTGGGCAAGTGTTGATAGTTTAATATTAGACGCAGATACCGCATCAGTTGATGTAGAGATATTTGCAGCAATGACCTAAGGAGACTTAAATGGTTGAATACGAAAATAAAATGGCACAAACTACGGAGAAAGAAGAAAAGATTGATTTTGATTCTAAAATAGAAGTTCGTAGGGGGCAATACCGAATTAGAAAACAAGGTAAATTGATGAAATTTGCCACACGAGAAGAAGCTGAAAAAGCTTTGGCGGAATAATAAATGCCTATTCGCAGGGTAAAAGGCGGATGGAAGATAGACAATACTTCTGGAATCTCAAAGACTAAGAAAGCTGCGAAGCGTAGACTTCGCGCTATTAAATACCGCCAGTCTAAGAGAAAAAGAAAAGGACGCAAAAAGCGTTAGGAGAAAAGAATGAGAGCAATTAAATTGTTATCAGCAAAAGAAGCAGCAGGCGATAGTTTTGCTAATGGATCAACTATAAATGGTGCTACTAAAGTACTGTGCCAACATACTGGTGGTACTGCAGGAATTATATCTGTATTAAATGCAGCAGGAACAGTTGGACATACATGTAATCTAGGAGCTGCAGGTAGTGGAGATGCTACAATAATTCTAGCAAAAAAATCCACTGATGTAATATATGCAAGTCAAGGTAGTATAGAATTTGTAGCTTGTTTAACTGAAGGATAACTCTATTACAAGGGAGACTTTAATGGAAAGACTTAATAAAGCGGAATGGCTAGATTATATAGCCGAAGCGTCGATACATACGCTTCAGCAACTGCAAGACAAAGACACACAACTCACTGAAGAAGAATGGGCTTTAGCGGACTTGTGCGGAGGTTATATTCATATATATAACTTGGTAAAGAAGCATCGTCTAATCGATAAAAATATACTTCCTGAAAGCGATACAATCCATTAGAAAATGTTAGAACTTAGTAGAAAAGATATTACTGCAAGTAATATTATGGATTACGGCTCAGCAGTACGTTTCCTTAAGCTCCCTGTAGAAGGTTATTTAGACTTACTAAATATTGAACCTATCCCATCACAAATTGCACTAATTAATGCAATAAACAATCCAAAATATAGATTTGTATGTGCAGCTCTATCTAGACGACAAGGTAAAACATATATTTCCAATGTAATTGGACAGTTGATGGCTTTAATTCCTAGTACGCATATTCTTTTAATGTCACCTAACTACTCTTTATCTCAAATTTCGTTTGATTTACAAAGAAACCTTATAAAACATTTTGATTTAGAAGTAACTAGGGATAATGCCAAGGAGAGAATAATTGAACTATCTAATGGTTCAACTATAAGAATGGGCTCAATTAATCAGGTAGACTCTTGTGTAGGTAGATCATATGATCTTATTATATTTGATGAAGCCGCTTTAGTTGATGGTCGAGACGCTTTCAATATTGCACTCAGACCTACACTAGATAAAGAAAACAGTAAAGCATTATTCATATCTACCCCTCGAGGAAGAAATAATTGGTTTGCAGACTTTTATAATAGAGGATATAACGATGAATACCCAGAATGGATTTCAATTAGAGCAAGTTATCACGAAAATCCGAGGCATAGTCCAACCGATATCGTGGAAGCTAAAAAAGCAATGTCAGAAGCAGAATTCAGTCAAGAATATCTCGCTGACTTTAATGTTTACGAAGGACAAGTTTGGAACTTTGATTACAAAGAATGTACTTCCGACCTTTCAGAGATTGATATTGCTAAAATGGATGTGTTTGCGGGGCTTGATGTCGGATACAAAGACCCAACAGCCTTTTGTGTAATAGGGTATGAATGGGACAAACAAAAATATTATCTAATAGATGAGTATATGGATGCAGAAAGAACTACTGAACAACATGCTACTATAATTAGAGGGTTAATGGAAAAGTGGGATATAGATTGGATTTATATTGACTCTGCAGCCCAACAAACTAGATTTGACTTTGCACAGAATTTTGATATTTCAACAATCAATGCAAAAAAATCAATTTTGGACGGTATTGGACATGTAGCAGCAATAGTAGATAATAATAATTTAGTTGTAGATCAAAGATGTTCTCATGTTTTACAGGCATTAGACCAGTATCAGTGGGATCCAAATCCCAACTTGATGAGAGAAAAGCCTAAGCATAACGAGTACTCTCATATGGCAGACGCGCTTAGATATGCACTTTATACATTTGAGACTGTAGCCACAACTTTTTAAATAAGCACACCATGAAAAAAATTGTTCTTGACAAAAAGGTACTTTTTTAGTATAATTATTATTAAGGCTGAAGTATATGAATCTTAAGAGAGACTTGGTTAAATATATAAGAGACAGAGCAAAGTCTAAGTATAAGAAAAATACCGAATGTTATATTTGTGGTAGTAAAGAAAGTTTAGACTTTCATCATTATTATAGTTTGACTGAATTACTTGAACGATGGATAGTAAAACATAATCTTAAGATCAATTCGGTCGAAGAAATAATGCAGATAAGAGATACGTTTATAGAAGAATACTCTAAAGAACTATTTGAAGATGCTGTGACTCTTTGTCATATTCACCACTTAAGATTACATTCAATATATGGAAAAAGACCCAAAATGATAACTGCAAGAAAGCAGCCCAGATGGGTAGAGAAACAGAGAGATAAACATTATGGCTTGGTACGATAGATTTATTCCAGGTAGAACAGAAAAATTAAATCCAGCTCAACCTTTTATAGCGAGAGAAGAAGGATTTAATATAACTACTAGAGAAAATCCCATAAATTATCGAAACGCTTATGAGCAACAAGAAGTTGTAAATAGAGGCGTTAACATGATAGTTGATGATGTAGCTGAGATTCCCGTTGACGTGGGAGATAAAGTTGTAGGACTACAACCAGTCGTAAAAAACATCCGAAGATCACGAGTTAATTCTCTACTAAACATTGAACCTAATCCATTTCAGGATATAAATTCATTTAAACGTAATCTTATTATCGATTTATTAATTGATGGTAATATTTTTGTATATTTCGATGGAATGCATTTATACCAATTACCTGCAGAAAACGTTGAAATAGAGTCACATGAGACTCAATACATAACTAAGTTTATTTATGAAGGACAAGTGGACTATTCTCCTAGTGAGATTATACATATAAAAGAAAATTCTTTTAATTCAATCTACAGGGGAGTTCCTAGATTAAAACCAGCATGGAGAACCATGCAACTTCTAGGAAGCATGAGAAACTTTCAAGATAACTTCTTTAAGAATGGAGCAGTACCAGGTTTAGTACTTAAAAGCCCAAATACTCTTAGTGAGAAGATTAAAGAAAGAATGTTGGCAGCTTGGAGGGTTAGATATAACCCAAATACAGGCGGAAGACGACCTTTAATCTTAGATGGTGGACTTGAGATCGATAATTTAAATGAAGTAAACTTTAAAGATTTAGATTTTCAACCAAGTATTGTAGCGAATGAAAGAATTATTTTACAAGCATTGGGAATACCCCCACTTCTTTTAGATAGTGGAAACAATGCAAACATTAGACCAAATCATAGGTTATATTATTTAGAAACTATACTACCTATAATTAGGAAAATAAATTACGCATTTGAAAGGTTTTTCGGATTTGACTTATT